GTGTTGCGCCCGCAGATGATCTGATCGTGGCTCGCGGCGTCTTCGATCGAGAGCTCCATGCGCGAGGCAACGCGGGAGTCGCCGTAGCGACCGTAGGGGAGCTGCTCGCCGCGACGCGCGAGGGTGGCGAGGTGCAGGACGGGCGAGCCCTCCGCCTGGCGGTGAATCTCGGTCAGCAGGAGATCGGGCTCCTGGCGCGGGTCGGTGAAGTAGCCGCGCGCCTTTACGGGAGGAAGCTGCGCCGGGTCGCCGATGGCGAGGATGGGGACTCCGAAGGAGAGCAGGTCTTTACCGATATCTTCGCCGACCATCGAACATTCGTCGATTACCAACAGACTTGCGTCGCGTAGGCTGCTCGCCGTGTTCAGGGTGAATGCCGGTCGCGCGAGGTTGGCCTTCTCCTCGTCGTGGAGGACGACGAGCTCGCGGCGGCGGTCAGGGTCCTGCTCGGCTCGCAGCTTCTCGGCCAGCTCCTTCAAGCGCTCCTGGCACTTGATCCGCGGCAGGTAGATCAGCCGGTGGATCGTGGTCGCCCCGATGCAGCCCTTCTGCTGCATGACCAGGGCGGCCTTTCCTGTGTAAGCTGCGAAGCGTACTTGACCCGCGACACTCGCCGCGAGGTCGCGCGCGATTGAGGATTTCCCTGAGCCCGCGTGGCCGAATAGTCGGAACACGTTAGGTTCCCTGGTTCCCTGCGCCGGGTCGGCGAGCCACGCGCGCACGCGCTCGATGGCCTCGAGCTGCGCCGGGGACCATTCGATCGCGATGGTGGTCACCCCGACTCCGCGACAAGTTCAGCGGTCGGCCCCTCGTCGCCCCCGGCCACTCGGTAGAGTGCCCACGAGTCGTCCTTGCGCAGGACGTGCGTGCGCACGAGCTCTGCGCCGGCGCCCGATCGGCGATGCCACCAGAGCGTCTCGTCGTCGGCGCGCTCCAGGGCGGCCCGCGCTGCGGCGAGGTCTGCTGTGGGGTCTTTCACTCGGGCACCTCGTTCTCGCGCAGGACCACCAGCTCCAGGAGCAGCTGCGAGTCGAGCGTGTTGCCTGGGTAGCCGACAAGTCCATCCCTGTAGCTGATGTCGGGGCGGTTTCCCGATCACGAGCCCACCTCCGCCGGGATGTTGGGGGTCGCGAACTCGCGAGCCGCCACCCCGAAGGCTACGCCGAACTTTCGCAGGAAGAACTCGCGCCTGGACTTGATGTCTTGCAGTTTCTGCATCAGTTCGTTCTCGGCGCGCTGAAATAGATCGAGGACGTCCTGCTTGACGGCGCCTTCGGCTTCCTCCGCGCACATGGGCGCAATCTCGATGTCCTTTGCCGACTTGTTCAGGTAGGCGAACTTCAGCTCAGGTGGGTTGGCGTAGGCATACTCGCTGTACATGACGACCACCGTCGGCAACTCCTTGAAGAGGTCGATCGCCACGATGACGCCGGGGCACGACTTGTAAGTGTCGCCATACTCTTTCTTGAGCATCTTGACGCGATCACCGACCTTGAATGTCAGCGGCGAACGCCGCTCGTCGGTCTGGGCCTCGAACGTGAGGCCGTTGATGTCGAACGTAGTTTTGTTGTTGGTTGCCATGTTGGTAAGTGCTCGGCTTTCCACCGAGCGGACGACTGGCGAGCGTTGGTACGCCGTCGCTCTATCCGTGCGCCTGGAGTGGTCGAGGTGGGCGCCGGCTTCTACCCTTCGGGCTTTTACTCCGCGTGGGTAGTGTCAGGAGAACACTTCGTCGCGCGGGGCCTCATCCCCGGCGGCGTCGGACACAGCCTCGTCGGCCATCTTCGCGCGGCCCTCGACCACTTGGCGGTAGGTCTCGTAGACCACGGCCATCAGCGGCGAACCGGGGTCGATCAGGCTGTCCCGAATCGAGCCGCGGAGCGGCGAGAATGAATAGTTGTAGCTGGCGCCCTTGGGACTCGGCTCGAGGACTAGGGTGCAGCGGAGACGGTGAGGATACAGCTTGCCGCCGGCGCCCTTGAAGGAATAGAGCGGGGTGTAGACCTGCTTGCGGTACACCTTGATGTTGCTCGACTTGAACGGGACGATCGCGCCCCCGAGCGGCGTCTCGCCATCCGCGTCGAGGAGCAGCGTCCACAAGTAGTACGTCTCGACGAGGCTATTGCCGGCCGGCGTCTTGATGTCCTTGGCCATCGACTTGTCGGGGGCCGTGTTGGCCTCGAACCGCACCTTCGCCTCGGCGAAGATCGGGGAGTCGACCGGATGTCGCGCCACGAACTTGCGGTCCGTGGTCCACTCGACCACGCAGTGGTCGATGTGCAGCGGAACCATTGCGAACCCGGCCACACCCAGGGTCAGCTCGCGAGTGCCGGTGTTGAGGAACATGCCGGCCTTCGCGCCGGGCACGAACGCGGCCTCGTGGGACTTCGTCGCCTTGGAGAGGTCCTGCAGGGCCAGGATGTACGGAGTGGTCAAGTCCTTCTTCGAGGCGTTCTCGAAGCCGGAGCCCTCGAACTGCGAGTAGTCGAACTGGACTACCGCGCCGCCGGAGGCGACCGTCGTCAGCTTGTCGTCTGTCATGGGAGAGTAGGGGTTGGTTACTTCTGGTTGATCTTCGCCACGCGGAACCTCCGCGCTCCGAAGAGTTCTAGGGGCGGCGACTCGCCAGCCTTGAGTGCGCGCGCGAGGTACGCCTTGAGAGACGTCGAGTTGACCTCCTGCTGCTCGCGGACCGCGCCGGGGAAGTCTACCCCCAGTCGGTCCGCCAGCGCATGGGCGCGCTCAGCCTCGTCCAGGCCGGCTCCGAACGCGATCTCGACGCCGCGCTTGATGAGGCCGCCCTGCCCGTTATCCTCGAGCCAGGAGTAGGCCGCGGCGCGCTGCGCGACCGGCGGCTGCTTGACTTGGAGCTCGTCGCGTACCGATACCGCCAGGCCACTTGAGGTGCGGAACGTGTCCATGCCGACGGCAGACATCGCCTCCGGGAGGTCGATCTCCACGATGCGCCGATGCGTGATCTGCGCCGCCTCCAGCACCGCCTCGGCGTCCGCGACCGCCAGCTCCGCCGCGTGAGCCCTCTCGACGAGCGAACTCAGTTGCGCGAGGGAGCCGGCGGCCGGGGCCGCAGCGGGGAAGGCGGAATAATCAGGGACAGAGGAAGGAGAGTCGCTCATGTTCGATAGTGCGCCCCGGGAAGGTCTGATCGTGCCGATCGGCCACGACTGTTAGCGACCCCAGGAGCGCACCAGTATCCTATCCGACTTCACACCGCGGGAAACAACCATTCGCGGATTTCATCCCCAACGACCTGCGCCGCCAGAACTCTCTTCCGGTCCAACGCCCGCAAGATCCCGAGGTCCAGCGTGGGCTCGTCCTCCGACAGCATGCCCACCAGATCGACCACGCGCACCGACGCCTCCTGGCCGATGCGGTGCGGCCGGGCCTCGGCTTGGATCCGATCGGCCAGCTTGTGGCCGGTGTTGTAGAAGGCCATCGTCTTCGCCTCGTTCAGGGTGAGGCCAGTGCCGCCCTTCGCCGGGTTCGACACGAAGAACTGCGCATCTCCGGACCGGAACCGCTCGATCGACTCAGCCGCCTGATGGGCGTCGCACTCGCCGTCGTACCGACAGGCGCTCAGCCCCGCGACCCGCAGGGCCGCGAGGATGTCCGTGATGTCCTGGCGGTACTTGGCCCAGATGATTGCCTGGTGGGTGATCTCCTCCACCAGCTCGAGCAGGCAGTCGAGGCGAGGATTCTCGTCGCCGATCCGACGCAACCCGGCACCCTCATCGGCCGGCAGGTACCCGGAGGTGACCTGCTGCATCCGCATCATGCGCGTAATAACAAGAGGCGCCGTGATGAGCTCCCCGCTTGCGAGGAACGACATCGCCTCATCCCGCAGCTCCCGGTACACCCGACGCTGCTCGACCGACAACTCGAAGTACCGCCGGGAGTAGACCTTCGGAGGCAACTCCGACAGCACGTCCTCCTTGCGGACACGCGACACCAGCGACGAAACAACCCGCTGCATCTGATCGAGGTTCCGGTAGGAGAGGAGCTGCGGGTACATCCGGCCGGCCACGGCGGCCCAGCGCTGCTCCCAGACGCCGAACTGCGCCCGGAACGCCTGGGCCGAGCCGCACCCGATCCGGCGCCACGCCTCGGGGTCCAGGAACTTGACCTGCGAGTAGACGTCGAACGGCTTGTCCGGGACCAGAGTCCCCGTCAGGATCCGCCGGTACGGCGCATAGGCCGCCATCGCCAACACCCGCTTGGTGCGCTTGGCGTCTGCGCTTTTACATAGGTGGGACTCATCAAGGACCAGCAGTCGCGGCGCCGCCTGCAGGAACTTCTTGACCGCCACGGCGCACGCCTCAGTCATCAGGGCGTCGTAGGAGATCACGAGGATCCGGAAGACCCGGTGCTGCGTCGGCCCCGCCAGGGGCTTCAGGAAGGCCGCTAGGGCCTCGGCGTGCTTCTTGGTCCCGGCCTTCGACGTGAGCCAGAGCAGCGTCCTGGTACGCTCCGCGAGGCCCTCCGGGAGGTGCTTCGGCAACTCATCCGTGACCCAGTTCCGGTGGACCCCGTTCGGGGCCACCACCAGCATCCCCTCGATCCGCCCCGCCGCCTCGAGTCGCGCGGCCGTCAGGATGGCGCACAGAGTCTTCCCGGTGCCGGGATCCCAGTTGTGGCCCCAAGCGGGCTTCTCCCAGTGCGCGTCGACCTCGGCCTGTTGGAACGGGAAGGGGATGGTCATGCGAAACAGTACCTTGAATGAAAAGGCCCCGCCGACCTCTCGGCCGGCGGGGCTCGGGATCACCTCCCTCCCCTGCGAAGGCGACCCCCGATCCTAACCCGTCACGGTCCTCCGCGCAGCAGCGCTCGCAGACCGAGCCAAGCGGCCCCGGCGGCGGCCGTCACGAGCAGCCCAACGAGCGCCGCGAGCCCCTTGGCGCGGACGGATGCAGAGGCACGGCGCATGTCGCGGACCCATGCGAGGTCCCGCTGGAACTCAAGCGGGTTCGTTTGATCGACCCCGAGCCGATCGAAGGTCTCCGACACGCACTCTCGCATCAGGTCCCGCAGCTCGTCGCGCGTGAGGACAGGCGCCCGCGCCAGGGCCTCGTCCACGATCTCTCGTACCTCGTCTCTGTTCATACGAATAGGATGGCGTAGCCATCAGTTCCGGCACCAGGGGCGTTCATGCTCAGCTGCTTAAGCGCCCCCGAATCGGTGGAGGCGTGTCGCACTCGGATCGTGTCCGAAACGCTCAGGGAGGCCGTATCTCCAGTGGTGCCGCCGGCCGTGATTAGTGTCGTAAAGGCTGCCAGGTTGATGGAGACCTCGACGTTCCCGGTGGTGAACGCCGAGCTCAGGGTGAAGCTGTGGATACCAGCCGCATCCACCGTGTACGTGGCGCTGATGTCGTTCGTATCTAGCGCCGTGAAGTTGAACTGCCCGGTGAGGGCGGTCGTGACCGAGAAGTCGTGCCGCAGCGGGTCTCGCGAGTCATAGGCTACCGACTCGTGGGTGTGCCGCGCGAAGGTGTCGAAGCGCATCGTCGTCGGAAGCACCCCGTCAGTAGCCAGGAGGATATCAATGCGGCGTACGTCCTTCTGCGCGATGGAGAACGTGGCGGTGGTGAACAGCAGGGTGTTAGCTCCCGCCGGGTCGTTCCGCACGTCGATCTTATGGACCGTCCCGTTCACGGTCGGGAAGTCCGGGAAGAACGTCGAGGCGTCGGCCGTCAGTGCCTGTGCCTCGTCGGCCGTTCGGTAGTCCCGTCGCCGAATGTCCGACACGTCGATGGCGTAGGTCTCCGGCCCGGTGCCGTTGGCCTCCATCGACGTCGAGGAGGACCAGGCAGTCCCGTCCAGCGAGATGCGCGACGGCGGGTAGGGTCGGCGCACTCGGTTCGCCATCGCGAACGCGATGACCGTGGCCGAGGTATCGGCGAGTTCGTCACTGCGCGAGAACGGCAGCAGCTTCACGTCCACGTTGTTGCCGGCCGGGACCACGAAGTCCGAGAGGCCGGCTGAGACGAACAGCAGGTACACGGGCGTCCCAGCGGCCCACGATCCCTGCACGGAATCCATCACGCCCCGGTACACGCCGTTCAGCTGGACGTTCGCGCCGCTGGTCTGCGCGGACGTGACCAACATGAACTCGGTACCGACCAAGATTACATTGACCAGGTTGGTCCCGACGTCGGTGAGGTCCGTCGAGTCGATGAAGACTGCCTCGAGCGATGCCTGCAGGTCCGGCCCCGGTGCCATGACAAGCGACGTCAGCGGCACACCAGAGCCACGCGCCAGGGAGGCCGAGAGGTTCCCGACTTGGAGCAGCCCGAAGACCCGCCCGACCTCCAGGTAGGCCCCGGCGGGTGCCCCGACGGCGTGCCGCTCCACGATGACGAGACCGACCTCCGGTCCCGCCCGGCGAGCGCCGCACCACAGCTTGTCGAGCAGCTGGCCCCCGGTCGCGGGGTCGCGCAGCACGATGGCGCGCGGGGCCTCCATCGCAACCTGGTAAACGAACGGAGTCAGCGTATCCGTCGGCGGCTGCCAGCCCGTGTCACCAGGAGGCGCGAACGAGCCGGCCTGCGCCTCGAAGACGTCCTCGATCAGGCTGAGCCGGATCCGACCGTCCGCCAGCTCGCCATAGTCGATGTCGCCGATGCGCATCGGCATCCGGATGAAACTCTCGCCGGCGATCTCGTAGGTCCACGCGACGACCTGCCCCGGCTGCACGTCGTAAAGCGTCCGGTTGACGACGATAACGGCCTTGGCAAGCGGATAGGAGAGGCTCCGCAGCTCCCGCCATGCGAGCTGATTCGCCAAGTTCCGGTCCTTGACGCCGGGGTAGTTGAACTCGCCGGGGATAACCTTGCCCTGCAGGATCCGGATGTTCGCCGTGTCCTGCGCGATCGCCGAGGTCTCCTTCCAGTTGTCTGCACGGTCGACAAAACGCGCCGAGACCTGGTTGGTTGTGTCCGCCCACGCGCCGCGCGCGAAGGACTCCACCTCGATGATGTTCGACGCGGACAGCAGCGGAAGAGTACCCGCGTCGTAGCCCCCGCGAGCCAGGTTCACCTGCCACTTGCCGGAGAGCTGGTTGAAGAACACGACGCCGTCGATCTGCTCCTCGATCAGGCGCAAGAAGTCCCGCGCCTGCGTCTCCTTCGTGAGCGTCAGCGACATTCCGTTGCCCTCGGCCCACAGGGTGTCGCCTGCGTTCGAGAAGCTGACCGTGTCGATCAGGGAGGTCGCCTGCGCGAGTCCCCATTCCGTGTCGGTCATTAGCTCATACAGTAAGTTCGCAGGGTTCGCGTCGAACGTGTTGATCGTGGCCTCGGTGCCGAGACCAAGCGGATCGAACAGGCGCTGGAGCTCGAACGCCCACGGCTTGATGTTGGTGCTGTTGCCAAGGTAGAGCGGCCCCAGGAGGGGCACTAGGTGGCACGTCTTCTTATAGGTCGGAACGACCCCGTTGACATCCTGGAACCCCGGGATCTGCGTGAACGCGACGGTGGCGCCGCTGCCGCCCGCCGGGGACACGACCGTCGTCGCCGGGGACGACGGGAACACCGTATATGCACCGCTGTCGATCAACTGAACCGCCGTGATGACGCCCGAGGACACGGCGCTGACGCGCACCTTCGCCTGGCGCGTGAAGGTTCCTCCCTGCAGCGTGAGTATCTGCTCGGCCGTGCCGGTCGGCAGGTAGCTCGTGCCGCCGTTCGAGATGGTCGCTGTGGCCACGCCCGTTCGCCCGAGGTAAGCCGGTGCCGTCTGGGTCGTCGTCCCTGAGTAGAACACGAGAGACCCCGACACGCCGCCGGATCCCATGTCGTCCCCGCCGAATAGATTCGGGCAGTCGATGGTGACCGTCTGTCCATGCGTGAAGTTCCCTGCGACCACCTCGATGTCGTCGATCCGAATCGAGAGCAGCTTGTCTACGGGGCCGCGGCAGAGGGCGAACTGCACCCCCAAGAAGTAGCGGAAGCCTACCGTGACGTCGACCTTCTTGAAGATGTTCTGACGAACGTCCTGTGTGATCGAGACCTGCGAGAAGTCCCCGTACCAAGTGACGTTCGGGCCCTTCATCAGGACCGTGCCCCACAGCAGCGGGACCACCCGCGCTTCAGTGGCGGTCGGGAACTCGAAGTCCCCGAGCGAAGCAGGCTTCGCCAGCTCTGTGTCGGGCTTCGGCCGCAGGAGCTCCGCGAGCACGAAGATAACTACTTGAACCAGCAGAGTTGTCCAGAATCCCATGTCAACAAGCGGCGGTGTCGAGGCCCTGAGTGAAGATGTTCCGCGTCGGCACGAACGCGAAGCCCCCGAAGTTCGGCACGTTGGCGAACTTCGTGGAGCATGTCTGAATGTCATGCGCGCACCCGGCACGGAGGACCACCTGCTCCCCGATCATCGAGTTCGGGAACTGAATGTGCAGCGTCAGGACGTCGCCGACCTGACGAATCACGAGCCGCCCGTCGAGGCCAGTCAGAAGCTCCACCGTTCCGGCCTCGAACCAGCCGGTACCGAACGTTCCCGCGCCGGGAACCGTGAGAGTCTTCCCGGCCTGCGCGGACACAATACCCGTGAACTTGTAGGCCGGCAGCTCGGGGTTGATCGTGCAGAGCGAGTCGTAGAGCGTGTGGTTGCAAAGGCCGCGGTACGTGTAGCGCGGAATGCTGCGCGACGTGGCCGTGATGGCCGGCTCCACCGCCACGCTGGCGACGCGCCCGCTGCCCTCCGCCCCAAAGGCGACGGACTTCACGACGCCGTCGAACACGACGATCAGCTCACCGTCTCCGCGGTGCATCCGTCGAATGAGGACTCGTGCGCGCTCACTAGGCACGCTACGGACGTAGCGGGACGGGAAGTCGAGGTCCCCGGGCATCTCCACCGTCAACGTGGCGTTTCGCGCCTCCTGGCCGTGAGTGAGGCGCCCGCGCTTGATCGCCACGGCCAAGTACGTGTCGGCCCCGATCACCTGGTCGTCCTCCGCCGAGGTGTAGCGGTACACCACCGACGAGAGGATGAACTGGTATAGCTCGACCGGCCGACCGGATTCCTGGGAGGTCTCTTGGGCGAGGAAGCTCATGGGGAGCCCCTACTCTAGCACCGCGCGCACCGGGACGTCGATGTACCGAGCGTTGCCGCGCCGATGACTGATCCGAATGGCATCACTGTCCATACGAACCTTCTCGACGAACTCGATCCGCTGAATCTGCGCGGTCGTCAGCGTGGACGGCCACGTCGTGGTGATCGTAATGTTCTCCTGCGTTGCGTCGGAGATCGTCGAACTCGCGACAGTGCGCAGGAATGGCGAGCCGAGCCCAGTGGCAGGGACCACCCGAATCACGTTCTTGGGCTGGCGACTACGGACGAAGTTCGTGTAGCCCACATTGCGGATCGCCAGCGTAGAAGCTCCGCTCGTCATCGTCGCCAGGGGCTGAAGGTCGCTCGAGAAGGTCGGAAGGTAGAAGGAGAGTTGCCTACCGCGAAGGAAGTGAAGCAGCTTCCGAACCTTCCAGAGATCCGCCTTGGTGCCAACAGCGAATCTCTTCTGGGACCCTCGCCGGTGGCGATCCCACCGCGTCGTCTCCGTGGTGACGCCGGCACCGCCGTCCTGAATGTAAACCTCCATGCGCAGGGACTCAGGCATCGTCCCGTCGGCGAAGTTGAAGTCATCGAGCAGGATCTTCGAGTTGAACGTCGGGTAGGCGGAGGCGTCCCCTATGTTCGCGTCGTTGTCCTTCACGCGGAAGCGCGCTCGGAAGCGATCATGCCCCGAGTAATACCGTGCGCCTGTTGGATCGCTCACGATCACTCCGAGCCGGAGCGGAGCCGCCAGAACCAAGTCAGCGAGGGGTGTGTAGGAGTTCGTCGGCGGGTTCTGTAGGACTAAGGTCGTCGCCGTGTGCGACACCAGGTTCAGCACGTCGTACTTGATGGGGCTCTCGTACAGAAGCAGCAGTTCCCCATCGCGGTAGTCGGCGTCGGCCGTCGAGACCACAGTGAGCGTAGTGGTCACCCCCGCCGTCACCGCCGCATTCAAGGGCGTCGCCTCGTGCCACTGCGGCAGTCCGAAGGAGCGGGACTGCCAATCGAATAGCGCATTCTCCAGGAGGCTCCGGTCGAACCCGTCGTCGACGTACAGCTCCCACGAGAAAAGCTGGCGCGGGTTCTTCCGCACCGAGACCCGCTGCTCGGTGCCGTCCACGGACGGGAGCACGTCGGTCAGCCACTCGAGAATCTCTTCGTAGGGTTGCTCCGGCGGAAAGAACAGAAGAATGACTCGCTTGAACGTGATCGGGACCGGGATAAGCCCCGTGTCGTTGAACGTGTAGTCGAGCGTCGTGTCGACCACGGCCGGACCGTTGAGCGTCACCTGCAGGGAGAAGAGGCGCCCAGTCATCGGCGCGTACGCTTGCGGCAACGTCGGCATCGACAGGATCGACACGCCGTCCCCCGCGTTGTTGTCAAACGCGACCCAGTTCTTCGTGTCGCGCCGAAACGCGGAGAATATCTCGACCTGCGTGGTGGTGGTCGACAGGATGTTGCCGAGGTCGATGCGACGCGGCAGGACGTGGAACTTCTCGTAGAAGTCTCGCCCCGGCGTGGAGGAGAAGGCGACCGACCCAAGGAACCCTACCGATGTCTCCGCGGGCTCCTGCGCGGCGTCGACGCCGGTTCCAGAGATCGGGGGCGCCAGCGCCGCGGGGTCGTTCACGAACAGCTTTACCCCAACCGTGGGGAGGTAGTAGGCCGCCGCGCTCCGCCCCGGGATCTCCGCCCGGAGGTACGGGAGCGGCGCTACTGCTCCGGGGAACTCAGGCATTGTCCCGCCGGTACGAGATGCCCTGGTTCAGGGTCCCGCCGCCGCTCAGCTTCTGCTGCGTCGGGAACAGGTACCATGTGTCCGACCCAATCACGATCGTCTCGCGCGGAGCGAAGTTGCGGATGTTCACGCCGCGCACGTCGGGCTGGTGCCCGAGGTAGTACACGCGACTGTTGGCAATGTCCTGGTAGTAGAGCTCGATGGGATACTGCGGGATGCCCCCCGAGCTGGAGCCGGCTGAGTACCGACCGAACCGCGTAGCTGTAGGCCCAGCACGGAACCCACCCTGGATGTGGATCTTCGCATTCCCGGCAGTATCGTTCGGAGCGCCCGTGCTGTCTCCCCACACCTGACCCCACTTGCTGCTACCGCCTTCGTTCGGGAGCCCCTCGACGTGCAGAGTCGCCGCCAGCTCCTCGTCACTCGTCCCTCCGTTGTTGAAGAGCCCATCAAGTAGAAACGTGCCGCCGCCGCTCGTGGCCGAGCCGCTGAGGAGGTGCCCGTAAACATACTCACCTCCGGTCCAGTCCCCCAGCTTCACGAGGGTCCCCATCCCGAAGTGCTTGAACACGTCCGCCGCCGACTCCACGACCACGTGCAGGTAGAAATCCTGCTCGAAGAACCAGTACGTGAACGGGCCGTTGTTGATCGCGTTGACGTGCCGCTCAGTGGCCGCGTTGGCGCTGGTCCATCCCGAGGGTCCGTTGTACCCGTTGCCGCTATCGTTAGTCCCAGCGCCGGGCGTGCCGCCGTAGCCAAGGGCCTGGTATATGCTCATGTGCGTGGGAGTGCCGGCATCCCACTTGAAGGAGACCCACACACTCCCGCGATGCATCGCCGTCTCGCCACCGGCCGTGTTCAGTTCGTCCTGCGTCCACCCGTTCGCTGTGGCGAAC